TAAGCCCATTAATCCCATTATTAAAAACTAGAGGTAATACGGTGCCAACAAAAGATGAGATTAAAAATTTTAGTATGATGATTGAAGTGTATGCAGCAAAGAAGAAACTGGATATAATGGATGCAATAGTTCATTACTGCCAAGAAACTGGATTAGAAATAGAAATTGCCGCTACACTTGTATCATCAGCACTTAAAGCAAAACTAAAAGAAGAAGCGCAAAATCTTAATATGTTGAAGAAGTCTGCTAAGTTGCCAATATGAGCGAGGTGATAGAACTGAATACAGGATTTGCCTCATTTGCTTTATATCAAGCGGTTCATTTACATTTTATTTCACCATATGATTATTTTTTATATAATGGTAAGACTACGATAACAAAAGATGGCTTTGCTAAGAGAAAGGATAGATTTACCTTTCATAAATTAGCACGAAAGTATAACATTCACGATATGAGAAATTTCTTTGTTGCTAATATGTTAGAGAAGGCAGATCGATGGACACATGAGTTTATTGAGCCCGATGCTGAAGATTGTTACAAGAACTGGCAGAAAAGAAATCAATCTCTTACATATATCTTTGAACAAAATGTAGAAAAACTAATGGATTTAGTTGATACGCCAAAACAACTTCTCGAAGTAAAAACTGGTAACTTCCCTATTCTACTAACACAGTTTCTTCAAAATGAAATTTGTATAGAAACTCTGGTAATTATGAATGATATATTGGGTTTCTTTAAATCATGGGATAAGAAGATTGATGATGATATATTCTGGCCCGATATTAAGTTAAAATGTGAGAAGTATACACCATTTTTAAGATACGATGAAGATAAATTTAGAAACATATTAAAAGAGAAAACAAAAAAATATGCTCAAGCCTAAAATAAGCATGATAAGGTTAGATTTAGATGGAGTAATTTGTGATTTTGATAAGCGATACAAAGAATTGTATGGCATGGAACCAAGAGAAGCAGAAAAAGAAAAGAAATTTGATCGCTTCTTTGATGAGTTTATTGAGAAACAAAACTTTGCTACATTGGATTTAATGCCAGGTGCTCTTGATCTAATTAACTATTTGCGAAGATTACAAGTACCCACGGAAATTCTTTCATCTACTGCCAATGAAAACCGATACGATGAAATCTCTCGACAGAAAACTCAATGGCTCAAAGATCATCAAATTGAATTTAAGACAAACTTTGTACCAGGTAAGCGATTGAAGTGCCAGTTTGCCACACCAGAATCTATTATTATTGATGATACTGAATCTGTTATCCGTCAATGGAAAGAAGCAGGTGGAATAGGTATACTTCATAAAGATGCACCTACAACAATGGTAATATTGGGAATGTATGTTTGACAAAGCATAAATAATACTGTATCATTATACTTGTAGTTGATTATGTAATTTGTGAAATAATCCGTATATAACGTTAATAAAAGGAAATTTAATATGAGTTCATTTAGTAATCTCAAACGCCAATCCGGCAATCTAGACAAACTAGCAGCAAAAATCAAAGAACTTGGAGCAGGATCATCCGAAACATCAAGATCGGATGAAAATTTTTGGAAGCCTGAAGTTGATAAGGCAGGAAATGGAATGGCTACAATTCGTTTTCTTCCAGCCTCTGGTGCGGATGGTGAAGATGCATTACCATGGGTTAAGTATTTCTCTCATGGATTTCAAGGTCCTGGCGGTTGGTTAATCGACAACTGTTTAACTACCAAAGGTGGTGAATGTCCCGTTAACGCCTAATTTTAGACACAAGCGGCTTTGTAGAGTAATCTACATCGAAAAATTTTGTGAACTGTCTGGAAAGCTAAGTTCATGTTTGAATATGCCAATCAGCAGGTAAGCATAAATGTATGAGATACCATATCTAATAGGATATTATTGCGATGGACACGGTAACATATTTAGCACCAAAAAAGGTTATTTAAAAATGTTAACGCCTCATGCTCACTATGGAAGAAGTGATAGTCCATACATGAGGATTAAGTTGGGCGGCAAAAATAGATTAGTCCACCGTGTTCTATGTTCTATTAAATTAGGTATAGAATTGTTAAGTGATGAGCATGTTAATCATCTGGATGGTAATACCCAAAACAACAATTTGGATAACCTTAAAGTTGTAACACACCAAGAAAATGTTGAACATGCTGTGAAGAATGGATTATATTGTTCAGGTGAAGAATGTTATAATCGACATAACAAATTACATTTATGAAACTTCAACGACTATCCGATGACTCGGAGTACAGACCAAATGCGATTGGGTCTGGAAGCGCAAAAGTTCCTAACAAGGAATGTGATATAGTCTGATCTTATATGAAAATATAAGCAGTTTCTTTAAGAAACGGGATGAGTGGTAGCGTATTCATCTGAACATAATGTTGTCAAGCAAATAGTGTATTATGGAATTCTGGTATTGAAGCAAACAAGACTATCGCTCGTGATCGTAAGCGTAAATTAAATTATGTTGCGAACGTCTACGTTATTTCTGATCCAAAGCATCCAGAAAATGAAGGTAAGGTATTTCTGTATCGATTCGGTAAGAAGATTTTTGATAAGATTACCGAAGTAATGAATCCTGAATTCGAAGATGAAAAGGCAATCAATCCATTTGATTTTTGGAAAGGTGCTAATTTCAAAATCAAGATTCGGAAAGTTGAAGGCTATCAAAATTATGATAAATCTGAATTTGAATCTGCATCACCTTTGAATTCTGATGATGGTGAAATGGAAGAAATTTGGAAGAAAGAATATTCTCTGAATGAGTTAATTGATGATTCTAAGTTTAAGACTTATGAAGAAATTAAGAATCGTCTTGATAAGGTTCTTGGTCTGAATGGTGAAGCACCTCGTACCACTGTTGAACAAGCCAAGTTCGCACCTAAGAAACCTATTGTTGCTGAACCTAGCCTTTCAGAAGATGATGATATGGAATATTTTTCAAAGTTAGCAGAAGAAGATTAATCTTGCATGCCGTGTGAAGGTAGTAGCACCCGATCCCCACCCTAAAAAGTGGGGATTTTTTATACGGTTCTGACTACTCCGTATTGGGCTTTTACTAATACAGGATCATCGTTTCTAACACCAACATATGCCATATTACCACCACCTTGTCCGCCACTTACATTAGAAACATTATTGTTATTGATGATTGTTGGTGCTGAATTTTTGCCTTCACCTGGTGGTTTCAATTGTTTATTTTCTTCCTGTGATTTATTCATTCTATCACCTACAGGAGATGGAGATGGTGTGGGTGTAGTGGGTGTGGGTGTAGTGGGTGTTATTTTAGAACTTTTAGCCCTAGCCTTAGCCATCTTTTCTGATACTGCTTGTTGTATTGTTTCTTCATCTGCATCAGGCATCGACATTCTTAAAGAAGATTCAACGCCTTGAACATCACCTCTTTCTGCCGCCACATCTTCTTGATGACTTTGTAGACTCTTAACACCCAATCCTACAGCCGCGGCACCAGCCATAGGAGCAACAACTGTTCCCAAAACTGATCCTACACCAGTAGCAGTACCAGCAGCACCGGCACCAGCAGCAGTAGCAGTACCAGCAGCACCGGCACCAGCAGCAGTAGCAGTACCAGCAGCACCGGCACCAGCAGCACCGGCTAATGCGGCACCTCCAGCAACTGCTGCACCGCCGATAAGAAGTGGAACAGCCATTTCAGCGGCACCGGCAACTTCAGCAACGGTACCTAAAACTTTACCTATTGTTCCAATGATACTACCAGACTCCTCTGCTGCCGGTTTAATTGCCTCAGTCATCCCTTTACTTTTATCAGAGAGTTTATCAACAATATTCTTTTTTTCTTTTGTTTTTTTTGTTTGCCCTTTCTTCTTCTGTTCTAAATCCTCGGTAATATCTTTTTCTCTCTGGTTTTCATCTTGTTTATTTTCTTTAATTTGTTTTTCTTTTGATTTTTTTTCTTTATCACTAGATAACATTAATTTATAAATTTTTTCAGTTATTACATATATTTTTGATAAAACTTTGTTGGGTGTTTCTTTACTCTGTTTGGTGGCAGTATCTTTAGATGTATTTAAAGTTCTTGAAGATGCTTTAGTTTCAGGAGTTACCGAAGATGCTTTAGTTTCAGGAGTTACCGAAGATGCTTTAGTTTCAGGAGTTACCGAAG